CAGTAAGAGGATGTAATATCCTGCAACACGGTTGGAAACCTCCTGCGCCTAAAGGCGACTTAGATAAATTCATTATTAAAACCTTTATTCCATCTATGCGTAAAGCCTTTTTAGAAGCAGGCTACGACATGAAGCAGGATTCATCTAACGCTCTACATGATTCTGAATTTTTAGTAATAGTCCATGGAGTTATCTTTCCTATATTCGAAGACTATTCCTGCGAGCGATCTAAAGACCCTTACTATGTCTCTGGGTCTGGAGGCGCTTACGCCCTAGGCTCTCTTATGTCTCAGGATATTGACGACGAATTTACTGCAAGAATAGCAATAGAGAAAGCCATAACTATAGCGGCTAAGTGCGACACTTCTACAGGTGGAAGCATCTATCTAGCCAGTCAGAGGGCATAATGAAGCGTACAGTCGTAATCCCCGATCTCCAGGCACCTTATGAAGATACCCATGTAACCCGAAATATAGAAGCCTTTTTAAAAGTATTTAGACCAGACTCCATCGTAGTTTTGGGAGATGAAATAGACCTGCCTCAGATTTCGCGCTGGAGTGAGAATTCGCCAGGATGGTACGAGCAGACATTAGCCGAAGACCGAGACCATGCGGTCGAACTTCTCTGGTCTTTCTTTCAGTATTCCCGCGAGGCTCATGTAATAAGGTCGAACCATACGGATCGTTTATACAATGTAATTATGAAAAAGATTCCTGCTTTCCTGGCCTTGCCAGAATTGCAGTACACGAAATTTATGCGATTCGATGAACTCGGAGCGGTTTACCATAAGACTCCTTACACAGTCGCAGGAAGCGGCTCTAATCGCCTTATAGCCATCCATGGAGACGAACAGGGACTAAACCCTAATGCAGGCTTAACTGCCTTAGGAGCAGCCCGTAGACACGGTTTAAATGTAATCTGCGGCCATACTCACAGAGCAGGCCAGAGCGCGTTTACAGAGGCATCAGGAGGTAAATTAGGAAGGATTATTAGAGGATGGGACGCAGGGCATTTAATGGACATTCGCAAGGCGGGTTACACGCGCGGGACTATGAACTGGCAACAGTCTTTCCAGGTAATCACCGAGACGGGGAAGAATTACCAGGTGGACATGATTCAGATAGAGAAGGATGGAACTTTCCTAGTACATGGAAAGAGGTACGGGAAGGCTAGGTAGTGTGACCTAAAACACACTATAAATCTCTCTTAAAGTGTCGCGTATCCAATACTCTTTACGCAAGAGGCCGAAAGTATCGGCTAAAGGGAGAGAAATGGTTATTAACTCATTAACTATTCTGATAGTGGTAGGCGTAGGAATGGCCTGCTATTTATCTTTTAAACTAGGTCTAGAAGTTGGATACGATCGCGGTAATGTTGAAGGTCGTAGAGCAGTAGCCTCATATTACGAAGGGCTGCATAATGGACGCTAAAGAAGTATTACTAACCGCTACGGATACGATAGTTCAGCGTGGGCTTATGTACGGCCATCCTTCAATAAATCAACAGAGAATAGCCGACCGATGGACGCAACTATTCCAGACACCTATAGCCGATTATGAAGCGGCCTTAGCGATGATAGAAGTAAAAATGTCTCGCATTATCGAAAGTCCAACAGTAGAAGATCATTATATCGACCTATGCGGTTACGCGGCCATCGCGTGCCAGTTGGCTACAGAGCCGGGGGACTGGGACTAATGGCTACTATTCAAGAAATCCTACAGATAACTAACAGGAACCGCGCTGCTATTTTCCAATGCCAGTTACAGGCTAGTAAGTCTTACGATGTGGCTTACTTTAATGGCAAGATGGACGCTCTAGACCATATTTACGCATTACTAACAGAGGGAGAGTAAGAATGTTTAATCTTGAAAATTACGAAACGGTAGACCAGAGATTGGAAAAATTCTGGGCTAAGTTCGAAGACGGCAGAATCGACACGGAACTAATTTCATTCGTAAACGACTGCTATATCTTTAAAGCATCTATCTATAAAACCTTCGCCGATACAGTTCCTTTTGCTACTGGGTTCGCTCAGGAAAATGTAGAAGGTTCAGGGGTAAACAGAAAAGCAGCCTGCGAAAATGCAGAGAGTTCCGCAATAGGTAGAGCCTTACATAACGGAGGAATTTCTAAACACTCAGAAGGTAAGCCTAGGCCTAGCCGCGAGGAGATGATTAAGGCAACTAGAGAAGAAATCCAAAAGCCTAAAGGCGAATACATTCCAGTAGAAAAGGAAGATGATCCCTGGACTATTAAAAAAGTAGAAGCGCCTAAGACTGCAGCCGAAGCGGTTGAAGTAGTTAAAGATATTATCGGAGGTACTACCGAGAAAGATGTCCCTAGATGTAGACATGGGGCGATGAACTGGGCGCATGGAATGACTAAGGCTAATAAGCCATGGGGTCATTTTAAGTGCATGGCTGCGGCCACTGGCGAGATAGATAGATGCCCTAAAGGCGAAGATGTTATCTGGTACGAAATCGCTCCTAATGGGTCATGGAGACCGCAAAAGGCTAGAGGCTAATTATGGAAAATAGGATAATAGTAGCGAATGGGGCAAAACAGACAAGTAGGGCAGCCGCAGAGCGCGCTTACCCTAAATCTGGCTCTATACGGCTTAAAATATATGAGTACATAATTCGCAAAGAGTTAGAAGGGGCTACCGATCAAGAGATCGAGTCTAATCTACATATAGACGGGAACACAGTGCGACCATCCAGAAAGACCTTAGAGGAAGATGGTTTCATTATCGACTCTGGAATTACCAGAGCGAATAAAAACGGAAACCAGTGCATAGTCTGGCGCGCAGCCGCGTTAGATATGCTTTTATAAGGGGTAATCATGGGCGACATAGTTTTCTTTCATGCAGACGGAACTGCGGAAATAATCCAGGCTAATAAGGAACCGCACGAAGTCGAGAAGATCGTAATTTACTGCCAGTTATGTAATGAACCTGTAGCCATTACGGCTAAAATAGGATGTGACGAAGCAGTGTTACAGTGTATAAAATGCCATGCGATCACTAACCCATAATGACTAATAAGTCTCGCAGGGCTAGAGGATTCTCTACAGAAAGGCTCGTAGCCGACTATCTGGGGAGATGGTGGCCAGGGGCAACAGTAGGGAGAGGGGCAGACCCTAGGGGCGACATTATCGGCATCCCGTTCGATGTTGAGGTAAAGGCAGTCGCTAAGTTCAGCCCCTTGCAGTGGATTCGCCAGAGTAAAGCACGCACCGCCAAAAGTGGGAAATTCGGCGTGGTAGTGCTTAGGTCTAATGGACAAGCGAGTAAGGTGCATGAGTATTCTGCATTATTACCATTAGACTCTCTGGTCGAATTACTGCTAAAGGCAGGTTATGGAAAGATGCCAGATACGGCTAATAGCGATATATCGCCTATCAGATGCTCTAAATGTGGCTCCTGGATGTTCGAGACAATGGGCTGCAGTACCTGTAAACTTTAGTTATGCCTACATACGATTACGCTTGCGATGAGTGCGGCGAATTATTAGAATACTTCCAGTCTTACGACTCATTACATAATCCAGTCTTACACTGCTCTAAGCCTATGCGTAGGTTAATAGGCGCTTCTCCAGTAATCTTCAAAGCGAAAGGATTCTATAGCACCGATAAATAGCCCGACACGCCCAACGCAAGGATTCAGAAATTAAGGCTCTGACCTGCGGAAATGCTTAAAGGAGTTTAAAAGATGCTTTACAGATACGGTACGCTAACGGCTAGAAGCCTTCAGGGCTTCAGAGCGAACCGCCTGCGGTTAGTTCGCGCGGTAGCCTTCGCTATTGGGATATCTCTATTCTTGCCCATGGAGCAAGTATCTCAGGCTTCAATAGTGCCAACAAAAAGCGATTTAAAAAGTTATACACGATCCTTATTACCTAAAAAAGAATATAAATGTATTGCTAAGTTATGGGGTAAAGAATCAGCATGGAATCACTTAGCAGATAATCCAAACTCTAGTGCGTTCGGTATTCCTCAGATATTAGGATTAACTACTACTAACCCTTATACTCAGATTCATAAAGGCCTTATCTATCTAGAACATAGATACTCTAACTCAGCGTGTAAGGCTTTAGCATTTCATAAGAGGAATGGATGGTATTAGGTGAGTAGCCTAACTAATAAGGGTGGCTCTCATAAGTGGCGCATGATAAGAGCGCAGGTATTAAAGAGAGACCCAGTCTGCCAGATGTGCGGGATAGCAGAGGCTACCCATGCGGATCATATTATCCCTCGTAGGTTGATGCTGGGAGAGGCTGCAGACGATCTAAATAACCTTCAGGGATTGTGTGCACCATGTAATCTATCTAAAGGGGGTCGGTTTTTTGAGCGTGCCAGGACAC